CTTTGTTGACGAGGGTGACACACTACGAACATTCTACAAGCAGGTACTCACAGGTGATCGAGTAGATAACATTCCTGGTCTTAAAGGCATTGGACCTAAGAAAGCTGATAAGATCCTTGGTGATGCTCTTACAGAGAGCGAGATGTTTAAGGCAGTACTCGAGGCGTATGACAATGACATTGAACGAATGACGGAGATGGCACAGCTACTATGGATAAGACGAAAGGAAAACGAGATGTGGCAACCCCCAAGCTTGTCTACCTCGAATGGGTAGACGCAGTAGCTGATCTAGGATGGGAAGCAAACTGCAAGGCAGAGCTGCATCATTGCCACACTGTAGGGTTTATTGTGGACGAGACGAAGGACGCTATATGCATAGCAGCGACATGGTCTATCACGATGAGCAATGCACGGATGCATATCCCCAAAGCCTGGATCACTAAACGAAAGGCAATCAATCTTGAAACCAAGCAGCGCAAAACAAAAAGGAAGACTGCTTCAGCAATGGACCAGGGACCTGATCATCAAGGAGTTCAATCTTAGTGACGAAGATGTCAGATCAATCAGCATGGGCGCGCAAGGGGAAGACATCCTCTTTTCCAAAGCTGCGTCCGAGCGACTACGAATTTCTATCGAATGCAAAAGCAGGGATCGAGTTGCCGTTTACGGCTTCTATGACCAAGCGAGAGAAAACACACCAGCAGCGAGAGAGCCAGTCGTTGTTATTAAACAGAATCGAAGATGCCCCTTGGTAGTAATTGATGCCGAGTACTTCTTCAAACTTTTAAAAGGAGTTGTAACATGCGAGTCAGTGGAGTCCCCTACGAAGTAGATAATCCTAAAGAATACACGATGGAGTTTGAGTTTATTTATCGCGGAGCTCAGTATAAAGATACCAGCACGTTGTCTGATACCTTGCACAAGAAACTTCTAGTCAGTGATTGTGCTACGTTCCATGAGATTCACGAAGCATTCCTAGACTTCTTGAGTGCAGCCTATGGCTACGATGTTAAAGACGTTCTATTAGGGAAACAAGATGACACGAACACATTTAGTAATTCCTGATTGTCAGGTTAAAGATGGAGTCGATCTCTCGTATCTTTCCTGGGTTGGTCAATATATTGTTGACAAGAAGCCAGATGTTATCATCAACATTGGAGACTTCGCTGATATGCCTAGTCTTTCTTCTTATGACGTAGGTAAGAAGAGCTTCGAAGGCAGACGATACAAGACTGATATTGAAGTAACCAAGTATGCAATGAACCTGCTACTTGATCCTATGAGGAAGTACAATGAGCGACAGCGAAGAAACAAAGAGAAGCAATACAAACCACACATGGTCCTCACCCTCGGAAACCACGAAGACAGAATCAACCGAGCAATTGAAAATGATTCAAAGCTGGATGGAACAATTGGCCTGGGAGATCTTGGATACGAAGAGGCTGGTTGGACGGTCTTTGATTACCTTAATCCTGTTATTATTGACGGTGTGGTTTATTGTCATTTCTTTACTTCGGGGGTGATGGGCAGGCCAGTGGCTAGTGCTGCAGCTCTGCTGACCAAGCGTCACATGTCTGCTGTCATGGGCCACGTGCAAGGCAGGCAGATTGCCTACGCCAACAGAGCAGATGGCAAGCAGATTACAGGGCTCTTCTCAGGCTGCTGCTACCTACATGACGAAGACTATCTAGGCCACCAGGGTAACAACTACTGGCGTGGGATCTGGATGTTGCATGAGGTAGAGGATGGTCAGTTCGATGAGATGCCAGTCAGTTTAAAATACTTGGAGAAGCGATATGGAAGTAAAACAGATTCTTAAAGAGCGTGGTGATAGGTATGGTAAGTACAACAACGTAGCATGGACATCTCAGAAGCTGAAGGAGACAATGCGTGACTCCTACAACTGGCGAGAGATGAAGCTGCACTGGACTCAGAAAGAAAGTCTTGATCTTATCTGCAACAAGTTAGCTAGAATCTTAAATGGTGATTCTAACTATAAGGATTCATGGGTAGATATTGCTGGCTATGCCCAACTTGTCGTAGACCAGCTTGACAAGCAAACCAATTTCTGATATAATAATAGGTTCCTCTATGGCATTGACGATACCTGAAATACAGGAGAGGTTAAAGCGGCTAGACGAGTTCACCTTGATAGAAGAGTTAAACATTAGTTCCGAGGACATAGTAGATCGGTTCTCTGATATCATAGAAGAACAAGCGGATAGGTTAGAAAAACTAATAGACTGGGAAGATTGAATGGAATATCTGGGAATCAAACTAAGACAACAACAATATGAATACACCGATCAAGCAAGCAAGCTACTCAAAGACTACTACATGCGAAAGCACGAGGACAGCCCAGACCAAGCCTTCGCTCGAGCAGCCGTTGCCTACAGCTACGGAGACATGGAGCTGGCCCAGCGTATCTACGAGTATGCTTCTAAAGGCTGGTTCATGTATGCAAGCCCTGTGCTCAGCAATGCACCTCTGCCTGGAGAAAAGCCTAAGGGTCTACCGATATCTTGCTTTCTCGCGTACGTTCCTGATACTCTTACTGGCCTCATTAGTCACACTGCTGAGCTCCGCTGGCTCTCTGTTCTTGGGGGAGGTGTGGGTGGTCATTGGTCTGACATTCGCTCTACTAGTGACATTGCGCCTAGTCCAATTCCATTCCTGAAGACAGTCGATGCAGACATGACTGCCTATCGCCAGGGCAAGACACGCAAGGGATCCTATGCTGCTTATCTCGATGTTAGCCATCCTGACATTATTGAGTTTCTTAACATACGGGTCCCAACAGGTGGCGATCCCAATCGTAAGTGTCTTAATCTACATAATGCTATCAACATATCTGATAGCTTTATGCGAGCTGTTATAAACGATAAGGTCTGGGAACTAATCGATCCTAATGACAAGACTGTACTGGACACAATCCCAGCTCGTGAGCTATGGCAGCGTATCCTCGAGACTCGCTTCCGCACTGGCGAGCCTTACCTGAACTTCATCGATGCTGCTAATCGTGACATGAATCCCTTCCAGAAGAAGAAAGGGCTGACGATCAAGGGATCAAACCTGTGCAACGAGATCCACCTAGTGACTGACGATGAGCGCACTGCTGTCTGCTGCCTGTCTAGCGTGAACCTGGAGTACTTCGATGACTGGAAAGACACCACGATGATCCGTGACCTTATCCGCTTCCTCGATAACGTGCTGCAGTTCTTCATTGACCATGCTCCCAGTGAGCTCGAGCGTGCTAAGTTCAGCGCATCTGCTGAGCGCAGCCTAGGCCTTGGTGCAATGGGATTCCATAGCTACCTCCAGAAGCACAACATTGCCTGGGAATCTCCTATGGCTATCAGTCGTAATAAGTATATCTTCAAACATATTAAGACGGAGGCTGTAATTGAGACTGAACTTCTTGCCAAAGAACGTGGTGAGCCCCTTGATCTGGAAGGCTCTGGAGTGCGTAATGCTCACCTGCTTGCTATCGCTCCTAATGCCAATAGCTCTATTATCGGTGGTTGTTCACCATCTATCGAACCTATTAAGTCGAATGCGTACGTCCATCGTACAAGAGCTGGAGCGCATCTGGTCAAGAATAAGTATCTGGAAAAGAAACTAGAAGAGATGGGTCAGAACACTGACGATGTATGGCAGTCGATCATTCTCAATGAGGGATCTGTCCAGCACCTGGAGTTCTTTGACGAGTACCATAAGGCTATCTTCAAGACTGCATTTGAGATTGACCAAGCCTGGGTTGTAGACCATGCTGCTGATCGTCAACAGTACATCTGCCAGGGACAGTCAGTCAATCTGTTCTTCCCTGCTGGGGCTAACAAGGGACACGTCAACAGTGTACACATCAGGGCCTGGAATCGCTGCTTGAAGGGCCTGTATTATCTTCGTACTACTGCAGGTGTATCAGCAGATAAGATCAGTCAGAAGGTTGTTAGGAATGCCTTGAAGGACGCAGAAGAGTGTGTAGCATGCCACGGCTAAGGGCAGTCTTCAAGCTAAGAGAATTACCAGAAGAAGAGATCCAGAAGTATTTAAAAATTGAAC